TTGCGCAGCATCACGCGCCGCTTGAGCGTCAGTCAGAATTTGGTTTGCTGTCTCAATTTCTGTGACAGGGGGGCCTGGAATAATTGCGGTTCCATCCTCATTGAAAACCAAAGGGCGGCCCACAAAATCAGACCCACTCTCCAGCACGGCAGGGGGCAACGGTTCCGACGTGCGCGAGGCCCGGAGCGAGCGGGACAAACGGGTGTTGATACCCTGCATTGCGCGCCAAATCCGGTCCAGCTCAACATTGAACGGCAAGCTGCGGAACTGGCCACGGCGTTGCAAGTCGGAGCTGCGCTCAAGGGGGACCACATAGAACACCGAATAAGCATCCGTTCCGTTGGCGGCTTGGATCAAGGTGATGAACCCCGCCGCCTCACCAACGCCGCCGACCGTGTAGTCAGTCCCCAAAACAAGAGGGGCCTCGCTCTCACCTTGGTAGACCTCAATCCACTCCGCATCTTCCACCGGGAAATCCAGAGAGATAAGGGTCACGCCCGCATCAGGGGTGAGTGGGCCGACGAGAAGATCATTTTCAGTGACGGACATGGGTTAGTCTCCTGTTGCGTTGGCCAGATCGGGCGCGCGTATTCTGCCCCCACCTGTAACAAGTGAAACGCCTGGTGGATAGAAAAAGTCTGTATCCGCCTTGCGAGCGCTCTGGACCTTGCGACGGAACGACCGCGCCGCCTGAGGGTCAATAGCCTGTTGAAGTTGATCAAGCACCTCGCGCTGATACACCGCCGCAAGATACCAATTCGAGCCGCCGGGCGTCCAGCGACGAAGCCAGTCCACCATGTCGCGACCGGCATTTTCTCCGCCGTCTGCCACGTTGCCAACTGTCAGCTTTGCCGTATCGGAAATCAGGCCAACGCCCGGCCCCACAAGGGTTTGACCACCAAGGCCGCCCCCGAAGCGATTGTGATCGGCAAAAAGAAAATCTCCGAAGATGCCGACACCGCCGCCTTGCATGAAGGCCGCGCCCCAAAATTCCCCTGTTGTCATGTCCTTAGGATCACGCCCCTTTGCCAGCTCCTTGAGCTGCATGGCCACGCCACCCAGTAACGTGTTGCCAATAACTAGGCCTGCGCCATACGACAGCGCCGATCCATAGCGGCCTTGCTGTGCCTCACCTACAGCGCGCGCCACATGGGTCATAAGGAGTGTGATCGAATAGCCCTTGAACTGCAGGCCAAACCGGATCAGCTCGCCGCCAATGCTTCCCCGGCGGGTGCCACTCTGTACTGCAGCCCGGCCACGCAGGTCGGTAGAGGGGACCGCGAAGTCCATCATTTGATTGATTGCGGCCAGATACCTATCGGCAAGGTCTTGCCCAGCGTGTTCGGCAACCTCCTGCGGACGCATCAACGTCAGACCCTTTGCTGTCGTGTGAGCGGGCGCAGAGCGGATTGCCTCCCAATCGGAGCGGGTGAGGCCATAGTCTTTGAGGGTGCGCTGGGCACGAGCTGGCAAATCAGCGTATGCCTTGCTGCGCCAGTCGCTTGCGATTGTGTGCATGACAGCCCCGCCAAACGCTTGCTTGCGCGCCTCGGTCAACCAGCCCAAGCCCGTTGACCGGATCGTGAAGTCCGACAGCCGCGCGGCGGCCTCAAATTGCATGTCCTCGAATTCATAGCGCGCAACCGCGTTACCAATGTCCACCGCGTTTTCAAAGATCAGCCCGGCCTCGGCCAGCTCCTCGCGCAGCTTTGGGCTGCGATAAATCTGCGCCATCATGCGCACCGGGGCTGTCTTGCTCATACCAACAAAGCCCGCCGTCACGCGAGCGGTGTTGATATCCGTCACCGAGGAAATGACCGCTCGACCAAGCAATGCTGCTGTGCTGTAGTTTCGAATGGCAGAGCCAACCTGTGCGGCTGTGCGGTTGTGTGGGATGTCGCTGCGACCTTGGAATAAATCAAACATACCCTGCGCAGTGATTGCCGCCTTGCGCACCTTTTCGGGAGCTTGGTTGTCAGACGAGCGTTGTGCGACGTTCATGGCCGCATCTTTAAGAAATGCGAACGAGCTGTTGGGATTTGGTCCCAACTCCTCCATAAGCGCGATATCCATGGCCATGTTGTCAATATGCCCCATCATCACGCGAAACGCATCTTGCCCAGCTCCGAATTCCGCAGAGTATGCGGTCCAATCATCCGCAGATTTGAAGGCGAAAAACCTGTGATCCGCCCGCTTGTTGGCGAGCGATGATCCAGGGCGACTTGATGGATTGCGGCGCGAGTGGCCCTCTGTCCTGATTGCCTCAAAAGCATCTTTGAGCAAGCGCTCCAGCGTCTCGGCTGTGTAGGGCACGCCGTCGTTAAACTCACGCCCCATTTGATCCAGATCAAGGCGCGGCAAAATTGCGGCCCGCCATGCGTCATATCCTGCCTTGCGAATGCGCTGTCCGTCATGGTGCTGGGGTAGACCCCAATCGGCCCGCTTGCCAATATGCCCGCCCGCTGCATTGAACCGCGTGCGCGCAGCCTCTGCCGTGCTGGACCATGCCTTTGCGACACCCGCCGCCAGCTCGTCTCCGGTGTTTTCCCCAAACACCTCACGCACCACATTGTTGAGCGTGTCCTTATTGCGACGAATTCCGACGAGGTTGGCCCGGAACGCGACAATCGCCTCGGTCATCTGACCCCGGAACGTCGCGCGAATTGCGTTGTATTTCCCATCAAGAGATTGCCCCTGACTGCCGCGCTTGTTGGAAATCACATCAATGAGAAACCCGTGAGGGTTCGCCTTGCCGGTTACGGTCTTGTGATCCTGCAGGCGTTGCGTAAGCTGCTGCGTTGCGGCGGCCTGTAGCTGTGAGCGACGGCGGGCCTCAAACGCCTCGCGGCGGGCTTTCTCGACCACCAAGCGCGCGGCCTCAACCTCGGCTTGGGTGTGCCCCATGTTGTCGCGCAGAGCCTCAAAGGTGCCGTCATATTCGCGCAGGATGCGCTCGGCGCGATCCTTGCTCATTTCGCCACCCTCGACGGCCCGGCCAATGCAATCGCGAATACTCATTTCAAACAAAGCCCCAATTGTTCGACAAACTCGTCCTCCGCGTCCAGCTCCTCAGCCAGCTCCGCGCGGGTCATGGTTTGTGCAATCTCGTTTCCTTCATCGTCAAACCCACGGCCAACCGGCACCACGTCGAGCGGATCAGAGGGTTCCGGGTCAATTCGCGTCTGCGCTACCTGCGCCTCTGCGGCTGGCCCTACCGGGTCCGAGAACCCGTCGTTTGGGTCAGGTGGTTCTGTCCGCGCTCCCGTAGATTGTGCAGGCTGTCCGCGAGTGCCAGCTCCTCCGCCAAAGAGGCCATCTCGCTCAACCTCTCGTCGGACAACTTGGGCGAGGCTTTCCGCCGCGTCTTTGAGCCTGCCCGTTTCTTTGTAGCTTTTCGCGCCATCTCGCAATGCCTCCGATACTGGCCCGGCCCTATGAGCCTGCGCCTTGATTGCGACCAGCGCCTCCTCGGTTTGCTGGCGCGCGTCTGCGTTTGTCTGCCGATCCAGACGGTTTTTGCCTGTCGTCTCAATCTGGCCTGACTGTTCGGTCAGGGTCTTAAACACCGACCGATCTTCGCGCAAGATTTTGAGCGCCCGCTCCAGAACTTTGGCTTGCTCCAGATACAGGCTTTCAACAACCTCACGCTCGCCGAAAAGGTCTGCCGTGACCTCGCGCGACGTTGGGGCCTCAAGGGCCTGCGTGATCACGTTGGAGGCTTGCTCTGTGGTTTCAGGGCGCACCCGCTCCAAAAGCCGCATGATCGGCGCGTGGAGCGTCGGATCATCCACCATCTCCCCGACCTTCTCCGCAAACCGCTCGTCCACCACCCGATTGATGTAGAGGTCAAACGCATCGTCTGAAAGCGCGGTCAGCCTTTTGGCGCGGGTAATGCCCGGCCCCTTTGGGAGCTGCGCCACCGCGTTTGGATCAATGCGCAGAACCTTGGCCGCATCCCCGGCAAGCTTTCCGGTCAAGCCGTCTGACGCCTCGGCAATGTTCTTGAGCGCTGCAAGCGTGCGGATATCATCAACCGAGAACCCATCATCCTCGCGGAAAATCTCGGCGCGTAGTCGGATATCTGGATCACCGATCCGATTGGCCAAAGCAACCCTTTGATGCCCGTCCGCAATGCTCCGTGAGCCGTCCGGATACTCATAGACAATGGCCACACCCGCCCGATGCGGCACCCACTCAGTCACGTCCTTGAGCTTTGCCGTCACGCCGCCATCGGCAACAATTTCCGACTTAAACTGGAAAACTTCCGGCTCAACCTTCAAGCTGCGCGGGTCAACCAGCTCTGATGTGTCGCCAGACGAGCGAGGAGGCGTGGCCAGCGGGCGCTCGGGCATATCCGGCACCCTACCCTCCGCAACGGCCTTAGCGGCCTCCTGAGATCGCCCTGAGTGTTCGGCTCGGTCTTGCGGGTCATTGGTCACAATTGCGGCGACCTCATCGTCCAAGTCTTTGAGGATCGTCTCGGCGGCCTGTTGTGCGGCTGGGGAGGGTGAATTCTCGGCTGATTTGGCCAGCGCCTTGCGCACGGCCTGCGGGGCCTGCAGGGCCAACTTGCCCGCCTCCACGCCGCCCCGAACGGCAACCGGGAGTGTCGCCCCAAAGATCGCACCCAAGAGCGCGTTCTCCGCAATGCTCTCCTCTGGCTCGCCCAGCTCAGCGAGCAGGCGATTGCGGGCCGGGGTCTGCCCTGCCTCAAGCCCGGCATTGATGGACGCCTCGATTGCGACAGTCAGGGCCAAGCCAGCGCGTGAAGGCGCACCGATAGGAAGCGTGGCCAGATTGACCGGATCAGTGAATTCCGCGCCCAGCGCGCCGACAAACGGACCAACAAATCCCGCCCGGCCCATAATCTCTTGCTGCTCGGCCCGATCCTTTGCGACGTCGCCGAGCATTTTCGTGCGGCGAGCCGCCATGGTTTCGGGGCGCACGTTCTCGGAGTATTCAAAACCTATCGCGTCCAGCTCGTTCAAAACATCACCGAGCGTGTCGTCCGAAAGCCTGTCCCAGCCCTCAACCTGCACGCGCCGGGCCAACTTCTTGGAAAGCACCCCACGCCCCGATCCCGTGCCGCCGGGGATCGTATCGGCGGGCATGACCTGTTGCAGCAATTCCCGCACCGGCTTGTTGATCTCGTTTTCAAGAATGCGCCCGCCGCCAATGAGCGGCTTGGCATTCGCAAAGCCAGCGGCCACACCTTCGGAGAAGGTGGCCTTCGGTCCTGCCGTTGGCACAACCTCGAAAGGCTGGATTTTCACAAGGCCATTCACTCGACCAGCTCCTCCAGGTCAAACGTGAGAATTCCGGTTTCCGTCATGAAGAACCCGCCATCCGCATCGCGTGGCACAAGGATCATGTCGTCGTCAGGAACCCGCTGCAGGCCCTCAATCGAACGCAACAGAGCGCTCGCGTCAATGGTGCGCCCCTGAATATCAACCACCGATCCGCCCGCAATCTCTGCAAGTTTCTCGTCATCAATGCTGTCAATCGCCGCTTCAATCGACTTACCCGCCGCAAACGGATTGAGACCGCGTGAGCCAACCCAACCGGGAGGAGCCAAGGTCACACCGTAAGACGTCTCAGCAAGGCCGCCTGTGCCGTCCTGTTGCCTGCCAATAGCGACCTCGTACCCCTCGGCCAAGTCCCCGCTTTCAATCGGCCTGCCGCCCTCTGACAGAGCCACGCCCCGCGCGTAAGCCAGCGCCGCCGTGTCCAGTCCCTTGACGCTGTCCGCGCGAATGAGGTCTGCCTCCAAGAGCGGGCCAATAGAATTCGCCCGAGCGGCTGCGACGTCTGCCGACGTCCCGCCGTCAAGCTTCACGTCACCAGCTCCGCGCAGAATTGTGGAGGCCGCCTCGTGGTTTCCGCCAAGGTAAATCGTGCCCGCAGCGAAAAGGGCCGGCTCCCCGGCTCCGACCTTGTCAAACACAGCCGCCGCCTGATCCTGGCCCAGCGCTGCAATGGAGGAAATAAAGCTCATCTGCTGACCGCGCGGGCTGTCGCGGTAGAGGTCTATCATCCCGTCCAGCTCCTCGCGCGAGAGCGGCACCGGATGATCAACTCCCTCAGCCATGGAGGCCGGTTGCACTGCCGCAATCCGCTCGGCCAACACGGTACCCGCATCCGACAGGCTCTCAAGTCCTTCCATGGGAGCAAGTGGAATGCCTTTGATTTGTGCAAATTTCACCGCGTCCGATCCAGCCAAGCCCTCGACATGCGTGGACCACTCCGTCAGGCGGTCAATGATCTTTTGCGTGGCTAGTGCCTCTTGCCCAAACTCGCCACCCTTGGCGGCTAAGTCCTCCAGCTTTTTGCGGGCAATCTCCAAGGCTGTCTCGCGCTCATCTGCATCGAGATGCTTAACCGCCTCAAGGCTGCGATGGAAACTCTCAACCTCGGCGATTTCGTTCAGCACATCTTGATTGCCGCGAGCGCGCTCGCGCAGAGCTTCATAGTCCACCTCGTCCGCCGTTACACCATCGACCGCCAGTTGCTCCACAAATGACAGGCCGATCATTTCCGCGCTGATAGCGTCTTGCGCCTTTTTGACCCGATCCTCCAATGAATGCAGAACGGCCACGCCTTCCAGATCCAGCTCGCCGCGCTCGACCGAGGCTTGCACATCAGCCCGCACCGCATCGGCATAGGCTGTCAGCTCCGCGCCGTTCATCCCGTGCGTCTCGACAGCCGCGTCCGCCACGGCAAATTTTTCCTGCGCCTCACGCTGCAATTCAGGATAGGGCGACAGCGCCGAGATAATAGCCTGCCGCTCTGCCTGCGGAATAGCCACCGGGACGCCTGCCTCGGTGAATTCCACAAAGGTGTTGATCCGGTCGTCTGTCTCTTTCAAGACCTGCGCTTTTGCCGCGTCTGCCGCCTTGCGACGCGCGCTCTCTGCAGCGCGTGCCTTGCCTTCAAGTTGGGATAGGAGCTGGAGGCTTTCCCCGGCAGGAAGTGGCGAATTACCCTCAAATACTTGGCGGCGGAATTCATCCACGAATTGCCCTGGCGCGGCCGATTTTGCATATTCTGCCTCAATCATTAGACGTGCGGATGCCTGCCCGATCCTGGCAAGCTGTTGACCAATAGCGGCGGGCGTCATGGTTCCGGCGCGGGTTGGGTCTGCCGGGTATTCCTGCCCGTTCAGCGTGAACCCCTCGCGGGGGCCAAACTGGATCAGGGCGGATTGCGAATTCGCCATATGCTCCGCAACCTCAGCACCGCTCGCGCCAGTCAGGGCCAGCCTGTCCGCCTCGCCCTTGATTGCACCCACTGCGGTTGAGAAAGCCTCTTGTTGCTGCGCCATGACGCGACGCTCTGCGAGCTGGATAGCCTGCCGTTTTGCGACTGAGGCCGAGCGATTGAAGCTTTGTTCCAGGCTTGTTTTCAGGCCCGGCAAATCGTCAGGAAGGCCCCCGAACACTGTGGATTTGACCTTTTCCAGCTCGTCTTGCAACACGCCAAGATCGCCGTTTGCCTTTTGTTGCGCGGCAGCCATACCGTCTTCAAGCGCCACCATGGCCCGAGACTGGATAACCCGGCCCGCAGATGCATTGAACGCCTCGTCCTTGACGGTGAACGGGATGCGCGGCTCAAACGAATTCGCGTTAGTTTGGCGCAGCTCATATTCGGCAGGGGTTGGCACAGTGATGCTCGCGCCATCAGCTCCAAACTTTGCACCTGCCGCGTTGGCCTTGTTAATCCAGATATTTGCGAACTCTTGCGCGGTCATATCCGAATTGCCGCCATTAAGCTGCACAGCATCGGCCCCGACGATATCAACAGCCCGCGCGCCCGGATTGCTCAGAAGTTTGGAGGCACCGCCTGCGCCTTGCTGGTNNAGATACAACTCGCCAATGGTAGGCTGGCGCCCCAAAATCCGCGAAAGGGGCGAGTAATTCTCCAGCAAGAACCGCGCACCGGCCTCAGAGGACTGATCCACATCAAAACGATCCTGCAGACCAAACGCCGCCGCCGTGCTGTCAATGAATTGAAACAGGCCACCCGCCGAACTTTTGGGGTTCTGTGCGTTGGGGTTAAATCCACTCTCCAGAAACGCAATGGTTTTAAGGTACGAAACCGGCACGCCCGACTGGCGAGACGCGCGCGCAAGCGCGGCGTTCACCTTTGTGGGCGGCCCAACACCTGCGCTCTTGGTCCTGCCGATCTCCAGTGCAACCTCACCCGGCCCGCGCGTTTGTTCCAGCTCGAACCTCGGTCCGCTTTTCTCAATATCGGCCAGCGCCTCTTTTTCGCCAAGGATCGTCCGCTCACGAACTACGGCAGGGCGCAGGAATTCATTGACCTTGTCAAAGCCCGCCTGGAAGGTTTCGAATGCGACCTCCGCGCCCCGCCCGAGCTGGGCGCGCGGCTGGACCTCTGGGGCGACGAGGGAAGGGCCGTAGCGGCGAATTGAAGGCATCTTTTACCCCGTCAGTTGGAAACTATCGAGCGCGATAGAGCCAGCGCTCCCGAACCCCTTGAACAATGCAGCGCCCGCCTCAGAATTCAGGCCCCGCGCCCGGAGCCGGGCAATCCGTGTGCGGTTGCGCGTGTTGCTGCGCGTCACAGAGAGATTGCGCTCGGCCATTTTCGCCGTGCTGCGCGCGACGTTTTCCGGCGTGCCGATATCCGTATTCAGCCCATTGGCCGCCTGAATGACACCCTGTTCAGAGCGCAGCTCGGCATACTCCCGAGCCAAATCACGCGCCCGAGCGGCCCCTGCGGCCTCCTCTTGGGTGGCCTCGGCGTTGGCAAGCGCCGCCTCGCCCTTGAGCCTATTGCTTGCAGCGAAGCCCTGGCCAATCGCTGCGAGGGCTGATCCAGCGCTCAAAATCTGGCTGATTGTGGAGATACCCCCCGCAAGCCCTGCGGCCCCCGCCGCAGCTCCTGCGGTGGCCCCCGCACCTGCTGCGGCCCCTCCGAGACCGAGGCTTGATCCAATCGCTAGAAAAGCTGTGGCCATGATCCGCCCCTCTCAATATCGCACATCATAAGTTACCGAGCGCAGCAAAAACGGCATTGGATCAATTTGCGTGATCTCCAGAGCTGGCTCAATTTGCCAGCGCCCAATGCCAGACACCCGGCGTTGCCCTGTCAATAGCACCTCTTCGGCTGTCGGGTCCATCGTTCCGCTGTCATGGTTTTGTAGCGACACGGGACGAGGCCGCCCGCCATCCATGCCAATCGCGATTGCGCCAGTCCGCTCAAGCTGCAGGAGTGCCCGGAAAATCCGCATGTTCTTCATGGTCGGAGAGGTATCACCCCGGCCCTTATACGGATGCAGCACAATCCGAGGCACCATCCGCAGACCAACCTCAACCTCGTTTTCGTAAGACAGCTCGCCAAGGTCGATTTGCCCGTCCGTTGCGATGTATGAACCCGCCGGAAGGCCATCAACATGGACAAAGACCTCCTCGTCACTGAGGTGATCCGCCACGCCCCTGAGGTCGATGGATGACCCAGAGCCTTGGATTTTGACACCTGCGTCGGACAGGCATGTCTCGTCAAACTGTTCGATGTAATTCCACGGATTGCCCGCCAGTTCGCGGCGCGTCACAACAAAGGCATCGCCCTCCTGCGAGGTGGAGAATTCGAGCGGAGTACCCTTGGTCTTGACCCGAAAAAACCCTGTCACCTGCTGAACCCGGTCAATCACAATCATGGCCGCTGGAACCGTGTTGCCGTCGCGATCCTCTCCCGTGTTGGCCAGCAAGAGCAAAGTTGGCTCGTCCACGTCTCGCGCCCGGCGCAAAACAATAGAGCGAGGTTTTGCCATGAGGTGCCCGGCCAAGATGGAGATCGGCTCGGCGGAATAGTTTTGCTCCGCGTCTTGAAACAGATATTCGCGCAGGGTGCGACCGTTGCGATCTGCAAACATGGTGCCGCCCTGAATGTCTACCGGCTGCGTGTCCTCATTCGAGCCGTGCCGTGAGGTCACGCGAATGGCGATATTGTCCACCGTGATCGGCTCGTCCGGGACATACAGCTCGGCGGAGCTTGTGAAAATCTGGAGGTGCCGCCCTGGGTAAACCTCGTGGATTGTAATTTGTTCATCAATGCTCGGCGAAACCACAATCGGCGATCCGGCAACCGGGTCAGCATCTTCCTTGAACTCAAAGAAGGCGCCGGCCCTCGACCCGACCAGGACGTCCGGGCGAGAGCGAAAGCCGCCCAGCCACCACCGACCTTGATAGAACGCCCCGCAGCTCGGGTATCCCCGCGTTTCTGACCAAAGTAAATCGAAGGGCTTGCGGCCAAACTGGCGGCGCTCAACCTCCACTGTGCCCGATCCGCTGAGAATATCGACCACAAGCACCGGCCAGCGTTGCTCGCCATCCTCGCCCGTGAATTCTACCGTGAACACCGTATTTGTTGCGACGTCTGTGTCAGACGCCACCGTCACCGAGCTGATATCGCTCAAGGTCAAAATGGCCGCCTGCATATTGGTGGCATTGGTGGCCGCCGTGGCATTCCAGACCACCTCGTCCGACTTTTCGCCGTTGTACTCAAACACAAACTTGTTGCCCGCCGCCATGCTGTCAAAGCGGAACTGCTGGATTTCATTCTCTCCGCCCGAAACCTCGCCATCATCAAACGGGAATTCCACAACGCTATCAAACTCGACCGCGCCGCTCCGCCAGTCCGCATCCGATCCGAGGCGCTGGGCCTGCCAGGGCGGCACGTCCTGGTGAAAGAAAATGATCGTATCGAGCCGAGCGGCCCGCTTGATCCGGCGCACCTGACTATCCGTGTGCGGCATGGCGATTGACGCCACCCAGACCCCTGTGTCTGTCCGGTAGACCTCCGCGCACCCGGCGGTCAAAACCATGTGATACTCGTTTTCAATGTCGCTCGTAATCCGGTGAATAGAGAATTCGCCTGGCTCCGCATCGACTGCTGACCACCCCGCCTCAATCCAGAATTTCAGATCCAAAAATTCAACGGTTGCCCCCTCAAGGTCAACGCCCGACAAAACCACGAGCCGCACATACCGCGCCTCTGACAAGAGGGCGTCGGGCTTAGCTGCAAAGCGGCGGTTAAAGGCGCTCGTGCCCACCTCAAGGCTCTGCAGCGTTGTCCAGGCCGCCGCATCATCCGAACTTTGCAGGGCAAGGGCTGCACTCTCTACGCCCGTCGGCAGACTTGTGAGGCGCAGCGCATCAAAGTCAATCATGGTCACATCAACACCCGCCGCCAGATCAAGGCGGATGACCTCATATTCAGCCGTCACACCGATTGCCGTGGTGGTGGTGAAGGCTGTCTGATCGTCCCCGTCGGTTGCTGAGGCCGCGGTTCCGCCATTGGCTGTCGTGACGGTTGCGCCAGAGATATCAATCGCCGAGATTGCTCCGCGCTGCAGACCACGGTAGCGCCAGCCCTCACGCCGCTTTGCGCCGCCCTGAGGGAGCGGAACAGCATTTTCCACGACCCGCGCGGAATTGTAGAAGAACGACACGTCCTCCCGGTTCCACAAGAGCGGGTCAAACTCGCCTGACGCAAGTGAGGTTTGAAGGTGGCGTCCTGTTGGCATTAGAATCCCCGGTTCAAGAGGCCACCAAACCGGGCCTCCGCCATTGGGTCATGATCGTCAAGCAGGCTCTGGGTTGGCTCTCCTGCGGCGTCTGCCTCTGCCGCGGTACCGAACAATCCACCCCGGCCCTTTTGCCCGGCGGTGCCGAAGGCCACAACGCGGTGATGCACTTCCTTGCTTTGGTTTTCAGTGACAGGCAAGGCGAGCTTTGAGGCCAGCGCCTCAACTGCCAACTCCAGAAAATACCCCGGCCACGCCGCCTCTGGTTCGCGGGCGATATACTCGATCACGCAAGTGGTCTCATTCGTGTAAATCCAGCGCTGATCCGCCTCATACTGAAACACAGGCGACGCGCCCACGCTCAGGCTGTTGAATACCGCCAGAGGCTTGCCGACGCGCTCGGTGCGCAGGGCAGGCATGAGAAACCCGCGCTTCCATTCATTGACGAGATTGGCATTTGCATCCTCGCTCAGAACTGCGCGCTTTTGCGCGAAAGACCAATCATAGGAGGACAGGAGGCCGAGGATCGTTTGCTCATACAGGAGCGCCACTTTTTCGGCGGTGTCTGTGTCCTCGTCAAACGAGGAGATTGACGGCTCCCCGAGGCGCGCAAGCGCTTGTGAGGCTACATCTTCGCGGCTGTCGGCCATGCCATTTCCTTCCTAAGAAAAAGGCCGAGGCCCGTTAAAGCCTCGGCCCAATTTCGCCAGTCCACACCCCAGCGGATTAGGCGAAGGCGTCCACTGCCGCAATCGTAACAACTCCCGCCGCATTGGCGGAAACGTGGCAATCAAAATCAAAGTCAGTGGCGTGAACCGCGATGCGATCCCCCACGGCAAGCATCGCGGCTGCGTCGTTAAAATATCCGGCCCCCTTGACGGCGGCGCGGTTGTCGTCGCCTGCGTCGTAGGACCAGAGCTTAACGCCGCCGCCAGAGCCAGCGTGGTTCTCCAGGTTGCGAATGTTAAAAGCCATTGGGCTATCCTCTCGAAAGTTTCAGGAGCGAGCGACCGACCAGCCGCTCGCCGTGAGCCATTAAGCCTCGGTTGTCGTAACCTCGACCACACCGCCCGCGTCAATCTCGACCGAACCGGCAGAGAACAACATGTTCGCAAGCCAGGACGTTTTTGTCGGGATGTAATTGACCTCAAGGCGCTGGTCGATGCCAATGGCATGGCCAACTGCGGTTTTGGCGAAAGCGAAATTGGTGCGCTCGTTGCCGGTCTTATCCAGACCGCCCTCAGCGCGCGACGCAATCCACTTGTACGACATATTCAGGAACTCGCCGATCTCGCCATTCGTCAACGCACGCACGGAGTTGTAATCCGCCGACGTGGTTTCTGTCTCGCCGAGCAAGCCCTCTTTGCCGAAGTAAGACCCCACGAACGTGATGTCCTCATCCTCGCCCACGCCATTGTCGCCCAGAAGGCGGCCAATGCGGCGGAGCTTGGTCACGTTGAGGTCAGAGGCCGCGCCGCCGACCTCAGTGCCCACGCTCAGGCTCGTGGCGGTAGCTTCCAGCGCGTCAATGATAAGCTGATCCTCGCGGCGGCCAATCGCCTTGGCGATGGACATGGCCAGCTCAGCGCGCTCAGACACGTTTGTCTTTTGCTCATCAAAAACGTCGGTGAATTCCGCCGCGTTCCAATCCTCAAGCGTAACCGTCTGGTTATCGTGCTGGAGGTTCATTGGCACAACGTCGGTCTGCGGAACGCGTTTGGTCGCAAGACCAGCGCTCAGCGTCGGAAAGCGGTGAGTTTTACCAACAACACCTTGCTTGATCCGCACACATTCGCGGAGCTTCCGGTGATCCTGGTATGCGTGCTTGATGTCAGCGTCAAAGCTGGCAATCGCCGCAACGGGTAGGGATTTTGACATTTCTCAATCCTTCAAGGTTTCATTTTCGGGAAAGATCGAGGGCCATGGAGTTGCGCGGGCCTGTCGCTAAATGCCGGGTGCCACGTCTCTTAGGGTCTGCATCTTACCCCAGAACTGGCACAAAGGCCGCGCAAGGGTCAAGAAAAAAATCCCGCCGGGTTAGCGGCGGGAAGTTATGAGATAAGGAACAGTGAAGCCTATAGCACGTTGCTGGGGACCGATCCGGTCGGATTTTGACCGTAGGCTTTGTTCATCGCCTTATTGGCTTCGGCCATGGCCTGATCCTTTTCGGCACCGTCCGGCATTTTGGCCGCCGCCTCGTGCATCGCATAGGCTTCCTGCGGCGTGACTGTGCCCGTGTCGGGATCGCCGGGTGGGATTGGGCGCTCGCCCATTTCACCCACGAGCATGTTGTAGAAAATCTGCACGCTCTCGGCTGTGCCGACCATGACCTTGAATTCACCAATCTGCTCTTTGGTCATCACGCCGCGATCAACCATCTTTTGCGCGTAAGTCATAACCGTGTTGACCATGGTGGACGCTTCGGCCCCAGACCCTGTGATCTCGGTCAGCTTTTCCATTTCAGCCTCAGCACTGATCTCCTCGGCTTCCTCGTCGCTCAGTCCAAACGGAATGCCCGCTTCACCACCGGCCTGCACGAATTCGCGCATGAAGCCTTCAAAGGCTTTGTCTGGAATACCCATCTTGTGCGCAGCGGCCTTGGCCATATCAACCAACGGCTTTGACGCCTCCGAGGACAGCTCGGCAAAGACCTTGTCCGGCTCTTCCTCGGTGCCCTGGTCTGAAAAGCTGTAGGCGTCTGCTGCGTCCGGCACCTCACCTTCCAGCGCGCCGGTGCCCTTTGCCAGCTTGTCACGCGCGCCCTTATAGGCCGTGTGTATCTTCTCAAGAGTTTCGTCGGCGTCCTTGCCGCGAAGGTGTTCAGCGACGAAGTCAGGAGCCTTGTAATCGCCCGGCTCCGCATCAGGATCGGGTTTGTCGTCGTCTGGCTTTGCCAAATCAAGGATTGAGCCGCCGGGCTGAGGATCGGCGGGGTCTGGGTCTGGGCTGGGTGTTGGGTCTGGGTCTGGGTCGCCACCTCCGCCCGCTGGCTCTCCAGCCGGTGCGAATGCGACTTGTCCTCCCATGAGGAGTGCTCTACGTTGTGACCAAGTCATCTGCTCTAATCCTTCTGTGCTGGGGTGTGGTCTTTTGGGTTACTCGTCGGCGGCGGAAGTCTCTGCCTCAGGTTGCGCCGGGTGGATTTGTGCGTTCACCTCTTGCGTGACGCCCTCACGCATTTTCTTGAGGTGCTTCACAAATTCCCATTCGCCCGTGCGGTTGCCCTCGTCGTCCGCCTCATAAAACTGCAGGTCCATCTCTTTGATGAACGCAGCGCAAGCTGTATCAAAGGCAGTGAGCGCATTGCGAATGCGGCGTGTCGATCCGCGATTGACGCGGCGGCGTGCGAGGGTGCCGGTTTCCGGCTTTGCCTCGGCCTTGATTTTTGGCTCTTTGGCCTTGGTGGTTTTAGACATTCTCGTCTCCATCATCCATGCGATTGATCAGGTCAACGATATCAAACACCACATTCGCCTGACCTTGTCGAATGCCGTGTGTCTCTGGGGGCTGACCGGGTTCAACTATCGTGACGTTGACATACCGCGAATAGAGGTCGGCCAGAACCATTTGCCCAGCTTCCGTGTTGAAGCACGCCGCATAGACCGCTGGATCGAGGGACGGCTCAACCTGCTGCACTTCGCGCTGACCGTTGAGCATCTTATCCCAGCTCTCCATGTCAGCGCCCATTTGCATTTCGTCAAGCCCCTGCATCGGCGGCCTCCTCTTGCTCTACGGCTTGACCTGCGGCCTCAGGATCACCGCCCATTTCAGCCGCGCCAATCTGGGCAAACGCCTTCTTGATTTTCGCCTTCTGGTCCTCGTCATTCCGCACGTCGGCAGGAACGTCCATCAGGTCTCCGATCCGCTTGGGTGCCTCCTCCATGTTGACCTCATAGGCCAGGAGCTTTTCGCCGCCGATTGTCATAAGGATTTCCATGAACCGGACAAGGTTTTCCACCTCGCCCATCGCCTCGCCTTTGGCAAGAGCCGACTTCATGCGCACCTCAATCAAGAACTGGTCGATCTTGAGGCCCTGACTGCGCAGGATTTGCTTGCCTTCCAGAATATCAACCACGCGCTGCACGGCAGGGATGATGAACTCAGCATAGAGACGGCCAAGGCCCCCGGCCTGATCCGCGATCAACTCTCTCGCGCGCTGCACAAACTCCGTTGCCGACCGGATCGGCCCGGCCTCAGGCGGCAGGGAATTATCGCCAATCACTTTTTTGATGTTGTCGTGCAAGGTCTCCAGAAGTAACTCACCATAATCAATTCGCTGCGGGCTGTCGAGGCGCTGCAGCGATGGGCCATCCGGGCCGCCGTTCTTGCGAACCTGAATGATTGAATAGGGCTTGATCGAAACCGGGCCTTTAGTCCCGTTCTCGGTTGCTGTGTAAACGCCTGCCACAGCCACAGCCGCCGCGCGCAGGGTCAGCTCAACAATCTTGTTTGCTGTCCGAATGTCCGGCAATGCAAAGAGCATGGGGCCACGCCCACGGTTTTCGCCGGGAAGCTTCGAATAACGCGGCGTTACAAACGGCGGCGTCCGGCTTTGACGCTGGACAATCCGGTGCAGGTCTTTGCCTTTGCCCCAAAACACCTCATAACGATACGGCTTGGCGTTAGGGCCTTTTTCATCGTAATCGCGATACACCACGGCAGTCAGTTTGACTTTGGGCGGGGAGGGCTTGTCAGCCAGCTCCTGCAGCTCCTCCGGTATCTTAGCGTCGGGCCACTCAGAGATCACCACATCCGCACGGCGCTCAAGCCACGCAAACCAGCGGTCCAGGCGGTTATTCGGCCCCTCGTATGCGTAGAAATGCGAAAACGGCATGGACGCGAAGATGACAGGCTCCCCGATTGCGTCCTCGTTTGGCATGATCGACATGCCGCCCTGGCCGTAGTGCCAGTCGATATACATCTCATTGGATGAAGTCGGAAAGCCCGGCCCGTTGAAAATCGCCTGACAAACCGTCGTGACGGCCTCCAGCTCGGCCTTGGCCTCCTCTTTCGTTTGACCAACGGCCTCCTTGAATGCCTCGTCGGGCATGGCCTTTGCGCCCGGCCCCAAGCCGATCTCAAACCAGTCCTGAAATTGCGGGGTGAAGTCGGAGGATAGGCGGTTTGCAGCGCGGATCACGGACACGGTTGGCTGACTGTCCCAATTCAGAGCGTTGTTTTCCTGCCCCTCTGACCTGCGCGTGAAGTTTTCGCGATCTGGAAACGTCAGCTCCATGGCCTCGCGGTACACGCTGTCAGACGCTTCCTTGTCTGACTTCGCCTTGGCAATGGCGCGTCGCGCCTTTTCTGTGTTCCACCGCGCCAAATCAGCCGCCCAACACTTGCTTGAGGTTGTTGCCGAGGTTGCCTAGCAGGCGATTGCGGCCTGACCGGCCACCTGTGCCGCGCTCAGCGCGCTGTTGCTCGCGGTTGGCCTCCTCGTTTGAGGTTTGGCGTTGACGTCGGGCCTCGGCCTCGGCTGCGGCGGCCTGACGCTCTGCGCGTTTGCGTTGCTTGCCGCCGAAAAAACTAGACATGTTTTCGTCTCCAGAGAAATAAACACATATCGCGCCCGGCTGGGGAAATGCCCGTCGCTGGGCCGCAGTCATAAAGGAAACCCATCGCCAAGGCAAAGCTTTCCGCACGCGCGTCCTCTGCATCAACCCAACACCGTAGCTCGTCATACACGCCAAGGTTTCTGAAAATGTTGAGGCGACGGATCAGGGGGCGCAGCTCAAGGCCGGTTGCAATCCTCTTGCCAGCGTATGCCGCAACCCATCCCCGGCGCGGGCCGTCTGGAATGATTGCGGCGCTTGCTATGAATTCCCCGGCATCGTTCTCCAGGCACCATTGCCAAGCGGCTTCATTCGCTGCGATCTGCGCTAAGTGTGGAGCTGCGGACGCCTCTGCCCTGTCCGTCGGTCTCAGCTCTTGCAGCATGGAGGTCAGCGACCGTTGGCCTGTTATGTTGCAATGGAGCTTCGCCATAGTCCTCGTCCATAGGGTTGCGCCCGGAGCTGTCGGTCAAAGTGATCTTACGGCTGTGCGTGTGATCGTCCGGTGCGCCCATATTATCCTCACCCTGCAAGTGATGCGGCTGGAGGTCAATGTGGAATTCCTGCACATCCATTGAGTGCCAGAGGCCAGCTCGAAGCGGCAGCTCGCCGATCACGACTTGCGAGAACGTAGCGCGGCGCATGTGAATTCTGTTCTTGTTGTCGAGCTGAATTCTGCCGGTTTGCCATTTGTCGTTGTCGTGAACCATGAAGGACGGCAGAGCCTCGACGTTGCCCCGGCACGCGGCCATCAAAGTTTCGATTGAGAGGTCTATGATCTCCATCACACTGCCCCCGCGTTAATTCCGTTGCACTGATACTGCACCAAGTTTTCAATCTGGATCGCCATGACGGCGGCGTCCCCGCGTTTTCTCTTGAGCGACACAATATGCCGGGCAAAGTGCTTCCTGCAATCCGAAACATCGCCGTGCGTCCTGCATCTTTTGATCGCGTCCTTGATCTGCCGAACCGTGTAACCCTTGCCGTTCCCACGATCCGGGCACCTCGGGCAATCGTCCGGCAGAATGGAGCCGCAACTTTCGCAAATGAATAGGTTATCGCTCACCTATTCGAACCACGCGTCCGGGCGCTCGACATACACAGCCGCCGCGTGTGGTGTTGCAAGGGCCGCAAGCACGACAAGTGCGATCCAGAATGCGAGAGTTTTCATGGTGTGGTCCTTACGTTTCGGTTGTTGTACACCCGCGCGGGGTGTATGAATTTACCAATAACAAGGGGTTTGAGCCATGGCAAGTGAAAATGTCCACCCAGTTGGGGTGTACGCAAAATGGAAGGAATACGTAAATGATGAAGAAAATCAAAGACTTAATGTTTTGGCGGAAAGACGAGAGCGCAAAGAACGCATTATCGAGGACGAAATCCTCGCCGAAGAACGTCTCATACGTCGCCGCGCCATCAAGCGTATGCGGCGTGCTGCAGGTAAAAGATGATCTTGCCACACACGGTACGGGCTATGCTGTGGTCGTGGACGGCCTGCTCGATCTGCGCACAGTGTCGCCAGACCGGAGCGCCGCTCTGGGCGGTTGCCTTTTGGTGCGCGGCCTCATGCTGCACATGGGTGACGAGGTAAAGCACAAGCGCATGGACGAATTCCTCCACCACTTTGTGCCGAATGCCAAGATTGTGCAGGTTGAGGTGAACGTGATTGAGGGTCAGGCGAACACATCGAAATCGCCGTCCGCCTGAGATTGCACGTCATCGTCACTTGATGATCCACCCAGATTGTAAAACTCCCCAGCGCCCAGAAAGCCATATCCGCCACCGTCGCAGATATGGCTTTCGTCGTTCTTGACCGGCGCATCCGCAAACCGCTCCTCTCCAGACACCGCCAGCCGCTTGAAATACCACGCACCCGACAAACCCTTGTGGAACACCGGGCAACCCTTCTTGTTGACCAGCAACCCCGGCTTGCCGTCGATCATGCGCTCACAGGGCGCGGAGAGCGCCGCCTGCCGTGTCTTGGGGTCTTGGCTGGGTGCCGCCTCGCACTTCATGCCAAACTCATTCCGCAGGAAATCAAAGCTCTTGCGCTCGAATATCTCGTCCCGCTTTTCACCCGCCGGGTCGCCCCAGAACGTGCCGATCAGCTTGCGCTCTACATGGCTCGGGAAGTGCTTGACCAGGGCCTCCTTGATCAGCTCCCCAAACCGCTTCACGCCCATGTCATAGCAAACCACCTCCCGGTGCGCGAGATAGATGCCCATGGGATGCTTCTGGAACAACAGGCAGGAGGGTTGCAGGGTGCCGCCGCCGATATCCATACCGCCCAGGATCGGCTCGTTCTCAAGCACGGGGATATGATCCACGCCATGCACCTGAGGATTGTACTGCGGAATAACCGCCCGGCCATCGCTCACGAACGTGTAGACGCCCTGCAGGTAGCTCCTGATCTCGTCAACCGTCTTGCCGCCCAGCGCCCGGCCATAATAGCTCCGCTTGCCGAGCGGGTTGGACCCAACGTCCACCTTGGACAGCGCCACGAGGTTTTCCATCCACGGATTGATGATCCAGAACCGGCCCGCCGCCGGGATGATCTCAATAGGGCAGTCAACCACTTGGGTGCGCCCGCGATAGTGGACCATGACCTCGGCAGAGGTGATCCGCAAGCCCTGATACTCGGGGAAGTTCTCGTCAATGACATCGGCCCCTGATCCGAATTGCTGAACCTCCAGAACGCCCGGCGGTTGCCGGTGGAAGTTATAGCCCTCGGGCCGCTCGATCTCGTCCCACTTGTAGAGCCAGTGATCCGCATCAGGAGGGTTGCTGTCCGCCCATAGCCCGGACCATGTCGAGGGGCGATCATTGAGGCCGTAACGCCCCACACGCTCGGACATGCGCGACACAACGGCTCTGGGCACCTCGCGCACCTCGTTGATGAAAGCGCCGGTCAGCTCCAGCGACAGGAGCTTTTTGACGTCCTTTGGCTTGTCCAGGGCAATGAGGTTGACCTCCACCTCCATGTGCGAGCCACGCGGCTTGATGATGTGTGTAGCAGGGGAGCGCCAGACAATCTCGCCGAACACGCTGTCCGGGTAGATTTGACCATAGGTCACGGCGGTTGTCGCCCGCAGCTCGGGCATTGTGTTGCGCACCACGGCAAAACGACTGCGCTTGATGCCGTCCGGGCTGGGGGCCTGCTCTGATCCGATCTCGGAGAGGCGCTGGAGGCTGGGCACCGACTTTCCCGATCCAACCGGGCCAATGATGAACGAAGCAAACGCGCGGTCCTGCTTGTACTCATAGGCAATGGGCGACGTCGTGTAATCCCAAGTCATCTCCGCCAAGGCTTATCTCCTATTCCCAAGGCAAGCGCGGCATTGTCACCCTGTACGCACCCAGGTCGGGCGAACGCGCTGTCCCGTGGTCGCTCTGCGCCATTGCAACGCGGACGGTTTTAAGCTCTGGCCTGTCCGCAATGCGCGGCCTCACTGGCTCGGGTCCATGGCGCGCAGCGCGGGCGTGCTTCCTGCAGTAATCACCTTTCGCAGTCGGGTACAGCACCTTTGTGCATTTGTGGTGCTTGCAAACCCTATGGCCCTTGCTCATACGTCATCGCCTCCGGCGTCCGGCTTTCCAGCGGCAAGCTCCGTCGCGGCCTCCTCGATCCATTTCATACAAAGCTTCGCTATCGCGTTAAGGTGCGCAATCTCTTTTGAGGTGAGGTCACGCGGTAAAGGGGTTTCAAGGTAAATTGTTCCACCCACCATTATTTTCTCGCAGCTAACAATCATGACGTTGTGCGGGTGTTCGCGCTGTTTGTTAAAAGTGCTCATTCCTCTGGCTCCCACTTCGGAATTGCCTTGACCCCGGTGTCATCCGTGGCCGGGCTGATTGTCTTCATTGTGAAGTCTCCGCCGGTCTCGCCGGGCGCGTCATCCTTGCCATAGCCGAAATTGACCTCCAGAGCGAACCTCGCGCCGTTTGAGGCCTCTCTGACGGCAAGTGCCTCCTCCCACCACTCGGCGATGCGCATCCACGCCCGTGCGAGGACGGGAGACAGTTCTGGGTCTCTCTCCCCCTCCCCCCGCAGGTAACGCAGGAGCGTGCGCCGATCCACATCGAGCGCCAATGCCAGCCCTGCGACGGTTGGCGGTTTCATGTACTCCTCGCGCTCGTACACCTTTTCGCCGTTGTGCATTCCAGTGAAAACCATGCGGCTGGCCATCCTGCTTTCGAAATACGCCTCGACTGCTGAGATCAGCTCGTCAACATCATCAATCTTGCGGTGTGCTGGCATTTAGGCGCGCCCTCCGAGGCTTTTGATTGTCGCCCTGATATCATCCGGGACGTTTTTTTTGCCACCCGACTGACCGCTTTTAGCGGGCGGGGAGGGAGGGTGGCTGGCGCTTTTTGGCGATTTTTGCCCGTGTCCTTGTTGTCTCCGTGTTGTCTCCGTATCCGTATCCTTGGTCTTGTTGTCTCCGTATCCTTTTCCTTTTCCTTGTATCGGTAGGTCTATCAATAGGGCTTCCGATAGGGCTATCAATAGGTCTATGGTGATATTGAAGGTTGGAAGGCCGATTTTTTCCTGTAAATCTAATGATTTCACGAGGTTAGCGGCTTCTTGCAGAAATGCGCCTTTTGCCTCCACTTCATTTCCCCAAGTTTGCGCGCGTTCAAACATGGCGAGAACCAGCTCGACCGCTGCGGCGTCCCTGGAGGGGGAGTTTGGGATCGCCTCGCGGATGATCCTGAGAGGCCCTGCGAGATGCTTGCGACTGGTCGGCGCGTTGTACTTGAAGAAGTTCACGATCTGGATGATTTCCTCCTCGGGATCGTATCGTATCAGCCCCACTTGATCGAGGATTTCAAACGCTCGCTTGATCTCGTCAACCGGCTCCTGTAGCTCAAGCGCCGCCATTTCCGGCGGATACTCAAACACCCCAGCACTGTTGCCGTGCTTGGTGTATTGGAGGTGCTGATAGACGTTCTTTGTGAGCCGCGTAGACGACACGTCGTCACACAGCCCGGCGATGCTGCGCCAACGCCTTGAGCGCGGTAGCGAGCTGGAGATAATGCCAAATTGCCGCATGGCCTAACCTACTTTGGCAGGGACGCGACCTTCCATCTCGCGCACAAGTTTCATGATCTCCGGCTGATGCTTGTGGAACAAATGCGCCGAGCCTGAGGCTTGCGCCGCCTGCGTGTCGCCCAGCTCCGAGCCGCCAAACAAAAACACCTTGAAGGCCGCACCGACCACCGAAGGCTTGTGAACCGCGATCTGCGCCGCCAGTCCGTCGAGATTTAGATTTTGTGTCATGCTCCACCTCCATCAAACTGAGGGCACGCTGTCGCCTCTTGCCCCACAAACAGGACGCCCTTTGTTTTATGATTGCTGTGAGCCGCCACCAAGTTACAGCGGCCCTTTGTCTTGTCTCTCGTCCCGTCGTTAGTGAAATGGCGACACTGCGAACACCATTTCCCCAAAGCTGGCTCGGGCCATGTAATTTGGCCAGGAGTGTGCAGCGCCATGCGCTTATCCAAGTCGGTCGGGTTTTCTGGCGTGTGTGTCATTCTGTCGGTGCCTTCTTTTTAAATACATCGCGGCGCAGCGTCACCGCCTTACCCTCTTGGATTTCTCCGCCCTCGTCAGCCATACGCCGAACCCGGACGCGGCTGCGCGAAAGGTAGGTTGCCAGCGTGGCACCCAGGCGCTCCTCAAGAGTGAATTTTGGGTGCCCGCTGAATTCTGACATGATCCACTTAGCAACCCTCGGCTTGACCTTGATGGTGACGTCAAAACTCTCCGGCACCTTCGCCTTGGGTTTCATCTCACCCTCTGCAATCAGCATCGCGTCAGTCAGGCTAACACCCCGATCCGCCTTGATCTCCTGCGCGCGCTCAAGGATTTTTTCGTCATTAATATCAGACATTTGGTTTCCCGTGCTTGTGTGTGTTCTGTTGTTTTAAAAAAAATTGTTGCATGACGCAAGCTTTATTATTACGTTGGTGACGTGGCTCAATATCGGGCCTCAGGTAACAGGGGAATTTCCCAAATGGCATACACACCGAGCGCTTACGATCGCGGCGATAGCGACGCATATTACGGGCGCAAATTCCAGCCACATTTGTGGCTGGATGCCATGGGGATTAGATCAACTGAAACCCTGACAGACGCCCAGCGCAAAGAGTATGCGCGCGGCTACACTGAAAACCCCTCAGGACAAAAGGATTACTAAAATGATGAACGTTCAGCAATCCATGCATAACGTAACAAAAGTGCACGCAACCCGACTTTATCCGAGCAATAGCAACGCCGTCACTATTCAGGTCGAAACTGAAAGCGGCACCCTCCAGCAAGTGTTATACTTTGGCGATCAGGTCGCCGACGCCGCACGCGCAAACCATCTCTTTTATGCGTTGGGCGGTAAGCCCGAAAATGTGGTGAGAAAATGAGCATGGACCTGCCTGCATTCTTCTTTGCCTCTGAGATGGATTTCAAAACCTATCTGGCAGACCCCACCCCAGAGCCGTCTATGACCTCGTCAATCGTCAAGGCGCTCCTGTCCACCGCGCCCCGCAAGGTCTGGGAAACCACGCCGCGCCTCAACAAAAACGCCGAGAGCGTAAATAAAACCACGTTCGATCTAGGCACCGCCGCCCACACACTTTTGACAGGTGAGGGTAACCCCATTGCCGCGATCGACGCCAAGGCATTCAACACCAATGACGCCAAGCAGCAACGCGACGAAGCCTATGCGGCAGGCAAGACACCTATTCTCAAGGCCAACATGCCGCGTGTTGAGAAAATGGCCCGCCTTGCGCTAGAGGATTTTTCCGAAAATCCAGACATTGGCCCGTCCTTCAATAGCGCATCACTTGCGCGCGAGGTGACGCTCGTCTGGCAGGAGGGCGGTGTCATGCACCGGTGCCGCCCGGACCTCTACGATCAAAATGAAAACATAATCATCCACTACAAGACCACCGGAACCTCTATTGCCCCCTCAGAGCTGGCACGCTATGCCGCGAATGCAGGGTGGTATCTGATCGCCGCGCACTATGAGGCGGGCTTCAAGGCTCTGACAGGCTCAGCGCCCCGCCAATTCTTCGCAGTACAGGAGACAGACGAGCCGCACCTGACCGCCGTGGCCGAGCTTGACAACACATTCCTCGCAAACGCCCACATGCGCCGTGAACGGGCAATTCAAATATGGGCCAAATGCCTGCGCAACAACACATGGCCCGGATATCCAAACCGCACGGTTAAGCTCGAATGCCCCGAGTGGCTGGAGCGCAACCTCATTGCCGACAAGGACGCCGAGCAGACCGCCCTCAGCGACGGCACAGACCTCATTGATATGGCTCGGCAATGGCAGGCCCCCCAAGGATGGCAAGACCCTGCTGTTATGGGCGCTGACGAGGTGATCGAGTGAAATTCTGGAAGATCACACACGAACAAAGGGGAGGGCATGTGCATCTGTCCTTCTTTGTCTCAAATCACCCGGACATGACATATGCGTGCTGCGGCAACCTATGTATGGACCCGGATGATTTTCACGACTTTGAAACCCGGATGAACCGCAAGTCCGGGGTCAAGTTTCAGGAGGTAGCAGAATGAGCTTTCAGTACACAAAAGCAGAGCGCAGAAACACAAGCGTTCTTGTCGCCCTGGCCGGTGCGTCAGGTTCCGGCAAAACATACAGCGCCATGATGCTGGCAAAGGGTATCTGCGGCGATGAACCCTTTAAGGTCATCGACACCGAAGCAGGCCGGGCGCTCCACTACGCTGATCAATTCGACTTTGAGCATGAGGATATGGCCCCGCCCTTCACCCCGGAAAAGTATCTCAAGGCCGTTCAGGAGGCCGAGAAACGCGGGTTCAAGGCCGTGGTGATCGACAGTATGTCACACGAGTTTGATGGCGAGGGCGGCCTTATGGAGATGGCGGACACCTCAAGCGTCAAAGGTCCGGGCGCTTGGTTGATACCCAAGCAGCGCCACAAAAAAATGATGAACGGATTTTTGCAGGTTCGCACGCACCTCATTTTCTGCCTGCGCGCGGACGAGAAAATTGACATGAGCAAGCGCGATGACAGAGGCAAGATCATTGTCACATCACAAGGCTGGGTGCCGATCCAAGAAAAGCGGTTCATGTATGAAATGACCGCCAGCTTTACGCTCAACCCCGCAACCCCCGGCATGATTGACCTCACCCTCCCCCACAAGGTTCAGGATCAGCACCGCATGAGCTTCCAGCCTGGACAGCACGTTACCGCCGAAGCAGGCGAGATGCTGGCCACTTGGGCGCGCGGCGACACCGTAGAGACGCCAGATAAGGCGCTATGGGACCACGCCCGCAAGATCGCCCAAGAGGGCCGGGACGTTATCACACAGTATTTCACAAAGGTTGCCACTGAGGACGAGCAACGCCGCTTGGCCCCGATCAAAGCAGAGCTTTGGAAAACCGCCACAACAGCGGACGAGAACCGCAACGGCCTTGACTAAGCCGCGCGGCTCAAAAGCCAAAATGGCCTACAACATCCATAGGTCTCGCGTGTTTCGAAAGAAACTGAAACAGGGGAAAACCCGCTGCCCTTACTGCGGCACGGAAATGTTTTTTCACGGGCTGGAATTCTGGGACAGGTTTGCCGATCGCTTTGAGGATACGCACGGTAAGCCCTCAAGCCAATGGCCCGAGGAGGCCCACGCATACAAAGCGTCAATTGATCACCTTATGCCCCGATCAAGAGGAGGAACCGACCACTTTAGAAACATGACGATCATGTGCAATGGATGCAATCTGGACAAGGGCAACATGACCCCGCCGGAATGGATCGCCAAGCGCAAGAATGAAGGCCGCCCGCTCACCGAAAAGACGGAGAAATACCTCCTCCAAAGGTGGCGTCCGGCGCACAAGGCTTACGAAAGAGAGAGACGAGAATATGACACAAGAAAAAACACCCCAGTCCGCAAAGCCCGTCGCCAAGATTGACTTTGCAAAACCGCACTTTGTTACAGTCCGCCAGACCGAGACGCGCAATATCATTGCCGTGACCCCAGGCGACGAGAAGGCCGCCGACATGGGCCTGTCTGCTGTGATCGAGGAGGCCCGCGAAGAAGCGGCCCGGCTCAAGTCGCCGGTCTTGGTTTTCGGTCCGCAAGTTGGCGTGATCGAGCCGCCGGTCCCCTCCCCGCCCCAATTTGTCGGCATGAAGTTTGGCGAGAACTAAGTCACACGGGGCGCAAGTGACTTGCGCCCCGTACAAGCCGCAAGGAGAGCCTTTATGTCAAGCCGTGAGAGGATGGAGCCAAGACCGCCTCAGGCCGTCACACCGGGCCGCTGTGACTATTGCGGGGAAAAGACCCCAAGGGGCCGCATCTACTGCGGGCCGAAATGTCAATCCGCATACAACAATCCGGCCTTAGGTAGCAAGAGCGCCAAGGCCTCAGATCGAGGTGAGAGATGATAAAGGTTTTGTTGCTAACCGCTATGATTTCCGTTCTGCCTGATGTTCAGCTTTCCCGGTTGGATGGGCGTGCCGGGAACAGTTTGGACGGCGAAATTGAGAAATCCCCCGCCATTGCGGATGGTTTCCATCTTCGGCTCATCAAGATGAAGATAAGCTCTGGTCTGAGCTTGGCCAATCTTTTGGGTGTCAAGCACCAGTTTTCTAGTCTCGGAGAGGGTTTGGTAAACAAAGATCACACCAACGCCAGTCACAAGTACGGTCAATCCAGTAAAAACGCCCATCAAAACAGCCCAAAACGCCATTCGTTCCTGAGATTGAAGATCAGCGTAAGCGGCTTGGTGTTCTGTGCTGGCCTGTATTTGTTCTTGTATGCATTCGTGCAATTCGAAAGACGAGCTATTGTTGGGGATGCATTCGCGTTCTATGCGATCAGCGGCATAGTTCTCATGGTAACCGGCGCTATACTCGTTACTGTAGTGGTCATGGCCTAAGTTGTAACCAAATCCATACGCAAAGACGATCAATACAAGCGCAACGAGAAAAGCAACGCAACAATCTACTCGCCCGGCAGGGCAAGACCGCTATGCAAATGCTTAAGCTTTGGAGAAAGCACCGAGGCCGTAAGGGCACGCCCGGCGAGGGCATGATTGGGGATATTGCAACCCGAGTAGATCAGATACTCGCGGAGGATCGCGAGCGCAAAGAGGAATTTATAAATGATTAAACGCATTCTTTGTCGGTTTGGCTGGCACGATTACGGCCACGGCTACAAGCAATTTTTTATGGGGAGGCCTCATTGGTGTAATGAATGCAGGCGTTGCGGCAAAGTTAAGTGCGCTGCAGAATGGCTAGAGTGAGGCTCCTGTTATTTACTCATCGACCATCCGCATCCCGGACACTTCCAGCATGTGATCAATTCACCCGGCCCACCCGGTGACAGCGTGACAACGGTGTCTGCGTCGTGGAAGTCGCCTATACCTGTGAAGGTTTGGGTGAGAGCTTTACCGGCAACCATTGGCGTCTGACATTTCTTGCACGGGACCATCAGATCCTCCTGTGATTCACTGCTTGGAGTCCATAAGTGCAATTTGCGCCAAAGCGTCACGCCGCGCTGCAAAGCGACAATTTCGAACTGGACCAATCCACTCACCCATCAAAGTGCACCCGTAATATGTGCCGTCATATCCTTCGACAAGATATGGCGCGGGCAAGATTTGGTTGGGCGCAAAATCAACATACCATGCGTCACGACCACACATTCATTCGCTCCATTTATTCCAATCCAGGCAAGCCGTGTTCTTCTATCAGCTTGCCTACATATCCCGCCCAATCGGCGTGCTTAAATGTTCCAACTCGGTGACGGTCGCCCTTGCTGTCAATGATCGACAAGTCATGGCTGCTATCCCAATCGGTGCATCTTGTGCCCTTAGCGCCCTCGTAGTATCGAGGGCTGAACTGAACTGCCTTCAGCGTCATCCTGCGCTCCTGTGATTCAATATGGGGCGGCTATTATCAGCACAATGGCCGCAATTATTGCGAGAACTACGATCCAGACGTCTGTAATCCACTTCCCGCTCACTCTCTATAATCGGCCTCACTCATCATTCTTCCGTCCTCCGCGCATTGCCCTTGGCCTTAATAACCTGGTCGCGCACCCAATGATCTGGCACGTCAGCACCCACGATGCCCCGCACCTGATCAAGAAGCGGACCCGGCTTTTTGCCTGAATGCCAGATAGCAAGAATTGCAGCGACCTGTTCGGTTGTAGGGATTGGCCACTTAGGCGGACGCCCCATGCGGTCTCTCTCGATACGCGCCCTGACACCTTTGGGCTTCTGCTTTTTCCAAGCCGCCCTATCGTCTTCTGTCTTTAGCTTCATGGCATCGTTGCCGGGAACCTGCCACAGCGAGCGCGCCGTCAGAAATTCACGAAACCACTCGGGCTTGAGTAAACCCGGCTGCATCATGACGATTGTGTCTTCTGGCCGAAAGATAATGTCAGCGGAAAGTTTGCGCTCATCGAGTAACTGCACAAGTTCGTTAGGAAAAAACACTTTCTCACACCCCGCCTTAAACAGAGCGCGCTCTTGTCGTCTTGTCCCGATTCCAATTTTCACCGGGCCTTTATATTCAGACTTTTCTACAAAGAACAAACTTTTCTACTCTTTTTGAGTTTCTGGTCTTGCTTTTGTAGAAAGGTACATGTAGAAAATAGATAAGTCAATTGTAGAAAACTATAGGACCGTCATGCAGCCCATCGCAGCCCTATACGTCCAGACTGGCGGCAGCTACTACAATCTGCCCGGCGTCATTCCGTTTGATAAAGACGACGATGCGCGCATGTATGGCGGTCCGTGGCCAGTAGTCTGTCACACGCCCTGCACGCGGTGGGGACGGTTCTGGAAGGGCCAGCCGGGCAATATCAAAAAGGGCAAAGTTGAGCGCAAGGGCGACGATCATGGCTGCTTCAAATGCGGCCTGTATGACACGCAGAAATATGGCGGCGTCATGGAACATCCCGAGGGAAGTCATGCATGGGCACACTTCGGACTCACTAAGCCACCACGTCAGGGCGGCTGGGTCAAAGCAGATGAAAATGGCGGATGGACCTGCCGTGTCGAGCAAGGTCAATACGGCCATTACTGCCCCAAAGGCACATGGCTTGTCGTCTACGGTGTTGCGTTTGAGGATCTGCCCGATCTTCGCTGGGGTGTTCACCCGGTCAAGGATGAGGATTTTCCGCCAGAAGTCGTGGCGAAACACGGTATCGAATATTGCCGACGCGCCGGAATAATGGCGTTCAAAGGTGGTGGGAAAGACAGCACACCGCGCATCGCGACACCACCAGAGTTTAGAGACGTTCTGATCGGTATCGCCCGGTCAGTGACAATTCATGGGTCGAAAGCGGCCTAGATGCAGAATTTGTAACACGACAAAGAGTAGGGCCGTCAAATGGCCTTCATTCACAAACAAAGATAAGGACCGTTATGACCGCCACAAGGCCCATATGCCCAAGATGCAAGCGCTCGTCAGGGCTATGCATTGAAGCGGCGTCTGGGTGGAAGTGGTCGCGTGGCGAATGGAGGCCATTACACGAGCCGGAAGTTGGGGCTGGCCATGCCGCCTGCGACCTCTGCGAGTGGGATGGCGACCAAGAAGATTTGGATTGGACATAAGGGGACCGTCATGACCACTGTGGCTGTGATTTGCAATAATGAAACTTGGTTAGTTTGCGGCGGTAGAGACTTTGCCGACCATAGCATGTTTGATGGCGCAATGTCCGACCTGATTGGCCGCTTTGGATACCCCGCCCACCTTATTCACGGGGGCGCAAAAGGCGCTGATGCAATGGCCGCGTCATGGGGTGGGAAATTGGCGATAGAGGTTTCTTCTTTTCCTGCGGATTGGGAAACATATGGTCGCGCGGCGGGGCCTATCCGTAACAGGCAAATGCGCGATCAAAAACCTCACAAGGTGATTGCATTTCCAGGCAGTCGCGGAACTCAAAACATGATCAATCTTGCCCGAGAAAAAGGCATCGATGTGGTCGAAATTAAACAGCGTTAGAAAAGGACCGTCATGCCCAGCCAGGAAGAACACGCATTTCGCCTGCTAACGGATTTTGATGTTGCACGCTATTTGATCTGCAACACACCCGGCAGATTAGACAACTATGAGAAATGTCAGGTCCATAAATTACTCTGCAGTAAGTTTGTGGCTCTTTGCCTGAAATGTGAAATTGATGACGCTTGGAGCAAGAGTCGAAACAGCGATCAGCGCAGACGCTCAGGCGGTATAGTTGGCGAGGCCCCCTATGATTTCGTTCACGACAACACGCAAAAGCTGACCAGCCATCTGGATAAAATTGGGATGCCAGCGCAAGAGGGTTTTCGACCAGACTACGAAACCATGCAGATTACATTCACCAAGCGGTTTTACGCGTTAGCTTGTGAGGGAATGCGCATGTGGAAAAGTGCCGAAAAAATAGAGTTATAAAAGGACGCTATTGCAGCGCCTTTAGTCTTGCCCGGCTGGCTTGGGTGTGCTGGTCGCAAAGTTCTTTGGCGTAGATACCTGCCCCGCACAGCCCCGCCACAGTGCTGTCAATCTTGTCTTGATCTGCCAAGGTCTCACCTTTTGCGCCGGGCAGGTCAGTCCCCACCACTCGCGTCAAGCTGGACACATTTGCCGGAACCGAAGTCCCAGGACATCCCGCCAATAGCATTACACTGGCGACGAGCGTCGCGCGCATCAATAGCGTTGTTCTCAAGGTCACGGTTGATTTCCTCCACCTTTTGCAGCGCGTCGTTTGCTGCGTCGTTCCGAATGAATGCTGTGTATGCGCCGAAGGCGATAAGTCCGACCATGACAGCGCCCGTCCAGCGACCCGCGCTTGAGCCAATGAGCCATGATGTGATTGTGCCTAGGCTGATCATCTGCTTTCCCCCTTAATCATAAACGCGAAATGTTAGTTGACTTGCGAGCGGGTCAAGGCTCACGGCGCTTGCGATACTGGCCTCACGTTCGCTATGCACTCTGTAACTTGCGTCAGCAATGGGCGCAAAATCAATGACATGAAGGTGATAGGATGCTTCCTCATGGTCTCCAGCGTCACGAATGTAGCCCGTTGCCGACGCCCCAAGAACGCGCCCATCAGACCGAATAATTGAAACAACCTGGTTTGGTCGTTGAATACTGACATTGTCAGCGATTGAAACCTTGACCGTACAAGAAATCTCAACGTGATCTGGCGTGCCCGCAACCGTCACCTCTGTGTGTCCGGCATTGATAGTCACGCCCGTATCTTGGCGGCGGTCGCCCGTATTATCCCAAGGAATATCCACGCCGTCTGCGCCCACGTTGATATTGGTGGCTGTGGTAGCGCGGTAGCCTGCAACCTTTGCGCCTACGTCCGTGCCGTCCGCACCATCTGCACCCGGATTACCATCGGGGCCGGGGTTGCCATCGGCTCCCGGCTGGCCGTCTGCGCCAGGGCTACCATCCGCACCTGGTTGACCATCAGCTCCGGGGTTTCCGTCGGCACCTGGGTTGCCGTCAGGACCGGGGTCACCGGCTGGCCCTTGGTCTCCCGGTGGCCCCTGATCGCCGGTCGGTCCCTTGTCGCCCTGGTTTGCTGCACCTGTGAACTTTCCGAGAAACTGCGCGAATTGCATGGCCCTATCCTACCGGCGTGTATACAAAGACAGAATTACTTGGCCCTCGCACCCAAAGAAATTCACCAGCATCAATTGAACACTGACGCGGGTCTTCGAGTTGAAGATGGTGCGGAACCAAACCACTTGCCGGAGCGACGGTGTCGGATGCTGTCACAGCAAAATCCAACTTGGTCCCAGAAGTCTCAATCACTCCGTCAAACGGACCTGCAAGCGCCATTTGCCAAGCGCTCGTTACCTGAATATTTGCTGTGACACCCATTTACCGGACCCCCCGTCCCCATTTCTTGATGCGTTCGCGTGCAATCCACAGAAGCGCCAACACGGCCACGGCTGCACATCCGACAAGGATATACTGCGAAACCGGATCAAGCTTGCCAACCGAGTTGACAACGCCAGCACCACCGGCTGCGACCGCTGCGCCCACACCGCGCAGGGTGGTAGATCCACCAAGGCCGCGCGCAGGCATTTGCTCCAGCCACGGCCCAACCTTGAAACCGGGGCACGCCTTGGCCGCCACCTCGTTGTGACCCTTCACATACTTGATCGTAGGGAATTTCCGCTTAAGAAATGCAATACGCTTGCGCAAAATCGTGTCTTGCTCTGGCGTAAAGTTGTCTTCGAACTGGTCGTTCTCACTAGAGCCGTGACCACCCAAAAGGCAAAGATGAATTGTCCTCTTGTTGTGGCCTCGCGCGCCCGCTGTGATGTGTTCCCAAGGATCGCCGTCACCATCAAGGTCGCGACCTATTACAGCGGTCCCGTCGCGATCATAAAGCTCTGCGTAACCAAGGCCGATCCAACCATTTGCCAAGTGCCAGCGCTCAATTTCATCGCGCTTTTCATGTGCAGTGTGGCCGTCCATCCAGTCCGGGCGCGTTGCCGAACAGTGGATCATGATTGTGTCAACGTCTCTCATTTGCCCGCCCTCCATTTAAGGTAAAGCCCGACTAACTCACGCAGGCTATAGACTGCAAAGAGGACCAGGACAGTGAAAAGGCTGACCTCGATTTCGGCCAGCCGGTCCATAAAATTTGAAAGGGCATCCCAGAAACCGGACTGCTGTGCCACCTGTTGAGATTGCTCTGTCATGGGTCTCCCCCTTTCCCGCCGTTGTATCGGCGTTCAATGTCTCTGATCCGTTCTTCATGATCAGAAAGCTTTTCCAAAAGCGGGGCCATGTCACGGCGAGCCTGTGAGCCTGTGTAACGATCATCAGCGGCCCCACGGAAGTCTTGTAGGCGGATGCTCATCGCCTCGACCTTAGATTGCAATACCGCCGTTTGAGTTTTGAGATCGCCAACGGCAACATAGCCGCCAACGATCCCCGCGATAGTGATAGCTTGCACCACATGCAAAAGCATCCGTTCCACTTGAGTTTGCCCTCTCGCTGTCTGACCGCTTGTTTCAACCATTTCCCACGCCTTCAAAATCGTGGCCATCCGCAGGCAGAAATTTGAACCCTTTGCGCGGGTCAAATTGGATATGATACACGCCCGGCTCAAGAACAAAGGTTTGGCCCGGCTCCGCATCCTCAAGCGCAGCGCTTAGCTGCGAGGATGTTGCGACGAGGATGGAGGCTAGTTCTGGCGCGGGTGGCGTATCATCGACCTTGTAGAAGACCTCGGAATATCGTTCGGTCTTTTCATCCACCAAGATTTCAAATTTCTTGCCTCCTTCGGAAATGCGCGTGGGGCGCAGGCCGTCGCCGACCTTCACCCCTGTGCTGTTTACGTATCTAAATTCGCCGTCCATGATTACACCACGTTAATGTTGAGGGTTGCGAGGCCGTCGGCAGGGATGGAAGAGGGAGGGTTGCCACCGCCACCGGAGCCAGCCCCACGGAAGCCGCCAGGATAGTCTGGGTGCGGCTCGATACCGAGGCCGCCCCAACCGCCCTCACGCTTCATGATACGCGCGCCAGCGTTGGCCGTGTGGACCGCGCCGCCGCTATTGATCTCGTAATCATGATAATCATCGGTAAAGCCCGAGTTGGTTTCTGGGGTCGAGGCAATGACAGTGTGATGCGTGCCCAAGTCGGAGCGCTCTGACACCACATTGTTGATCTCGGTTGAACCTGACGGCACGTCAAACTGACCTGCGACACAATTATCAAGCGTAACCTGCGTGCATTCGTTGGCCCGGATCAGGCTTTCATTAGACGCAAACGGGAACTCGTTTTCTGACCGAAACGCGGAGATGCGACGATACGTCAAATCATCAACCCCACTCAGATTGCAGAGGTTGGTGTGATCCACATAGAACGCCATATCCTCAACAGTGAAGCGGCGATGGCGCACGTTATCTCCGGGGCTTCCCAAATTCTGACCACTGTCCCCGGCAAAAAGACCTTGCCCAAACAGACCCGCGCCAGCGTCCAGAACACATTGACGCAAGATAACATCGTGAGAACCAATGCCGGTCGAGCGTGTAAACTGGATCATATCGGGGTGCGCCTCTGATCCTGGAACAGTGTTGAAGGCGTGGAGCCAGCATCGTTGGATAAGGGCAACCCGCAAGCGCGAGAGGGTCATACCATCAGAGCGCATCTTGGTGAACTCACAAGTGTCAATCGTCAGGTTTGCAGCGCTGGCGACAATGCCTTTAAACAATTCCTCAAACTTCACGTTGCGGAAAGTCACGTCTGAGGCTGTGTCATCCTGTGCCGCGATGCCTCGGCCATTGAATGCGCCGTTAGGCATCGTGCCGCCCTTCACGCCGCAATTTTCCATTAGGATTTCATTCGCCCCGCTCAACACAATGGTGTTGACTTGACTGCTGTTGCCGCTCACGTAGAGCCGCTGAAAGTCAATGCCCTGAATGATCGCGCCGTTTAGATTGCCCATAGCAATCTGATCGCCCGAGAACTGGACAAGCGGGCGGTTATCCGGGTCTGAGCCGCGCAAGGTGACGGGCGAACTGTATGTCCCGCCCCAATCAAAATGGCCATAGCTCTGCCCGGTTAAAACAACCTCGTCCCCGCCGACCGATGCGGCAAGGGCACTCACAAGCTCTGAGGTGTTGGCTGCGTCTCTTTGGGTCATGATCTCAATTCCAATGCTGACAAGGCCCACTCATCCGCGTTGGATAGTGTGGCAGTGAAGGTGCCCGCGTCGCCCGCTGTTGCAAGCTCCCCAGTGTAGACGTTAATCCCGGCGTCACCACCGGAAACGTGTTGGCGGAAATCCTCAAGGGTGAGGTTCGCCAGATTGGCGGCTGCTGGGCTTGTGACTTGGTTAATGCCCTCTTGCGCGCCGATTGCGTTGGCCAGGGCAATCAAAAGCAGAGCGTCATCGCCACCCGTGTTTCCCATGGCCCCAGATGATACAGCCGTTTCCGCCCCTGCTGACGCCGCCGTGGCACGCACCGCAATATTGTTCACATCGCGCACCGCAATCATGCTGCCGCCGAGGTGGTTGATGCCGCCGGGATCGACAAACACCGCATCCGGTTCGTCATTGGCTGGGTCCGCCTCGGTGACGTCCTTTTGATAGATCGCGACCGCAATATCACTTGAGGCCACGCCCGACGCCGCAAGAGAGCTGGCCACTAAAGTGAACCCGGCAGGCAATGTGACCTCGTTTTGGTCACTGCCTCGATATTCGATTGCGGCAAGCAGCTTATCTCCCGTTGCTAGTCCTGCAAATGTGGACGGGGTAAAGGTGATGTTTGTCGAGCTGCTGTCCTGTTGCGGTGCGCCAATGATGGTTGGAAGAACTGAACCGCCGCCACCTGCTGCGGCCCCGGATGTGGCGCTCTCGCTTGGGCTGGGCAGGCTTTCACCAACCGAGTTGATAAACCGCACCTCAAACCCGTAGGACGTAGAAGCGGCGGCCATTGTTAACGTATAGGTGCCGGTTCCTGCATAGCCCGGAATTGCAATCCAAGAGCCTGCGCCGTTAATCCGGTATTGACCACCCGTAATGGGCTGGCCGCCGTTTGCTGGCAGGCTGTTGATTGTCAGATCAATTTCACTTTCCGCCGATCCGGTCGCAACGTCGAAGTCATCCGCATCTGGCGTGACAGGAACGGTATCCGAAACCCCGTCCTCGAATGTGAATTGATCCGAAACAACACTGCCCGCCAAGTTTCCGTCCGGGTCGCGTGTCGTCATGTGCAGCGTGTGAACGCCGTTTGGAACTGCGGAAAAGTCCATGACCACCGTGCCGGATGCGCCCGTCCATACGTGGGAGCCTGCGGCAAGGCCACCACCCGCCTCAACATCGGAAGGCAAAAGGTTTGTGTCGTTGTCCACCCGCCAGAATACCGTGTCACCCTCGTTGACCTGCAAAGTGAAAGTGCCTGTCCCGTCATAAGTCAGGCTGGCAATGACCGGCCCCACAAGGTCTTGCGGGGTTTCCTGTTTTGCAACAGAGGGCGGAGCCACATCAATCGCATTCTCAGCAATCAAGCGGACATCGTATTCCTCACCATTGTTAAGGTTGGGGATTGTGAATGTGCCCGGCCCAAGCAACCCGGTTGAGAACGGTTCGCCCCCGTTGAGCGTATAAGTGATATCCGTGAGAGGCGACCCGCCGTCTGCCAAGTCCTCCAGAATTTCAATGATCAGCTCACCACCGGCCTGCGCGTTCGGGTTGTTGCGCAATTCCCACTGGCTTTCCTCAACCTGCGGCGGCTGTGTGCTTGCCCCTGTCACCGTGACAGTTGGGCTAATTGCCAGCTCTGCCGTGACATCATCCTGCCAAAGCACCGTTGCATAAATCTCAACAGGATCATTTTGCGTGGGCGGCGTGTATGTCGCCTCCGTTTCGTTTGGAACCTGTACGCCGTCCGCAAACCAGCGCCGCGCAATGACTGCTGGCGTGCCAGTCCCTGTAGCTGCACCATCATCAAGCGAGAGTGTGCCACCAAAGAACAAATCGCCACTGATTGACGGGCCTTGCGTGACAACCAGAGGCGTGACCTGCGGCGCATCAAACACCGCAACCGGGCGTGTCTCTTTGACACTCATCTGAATGTCCCATTGACCCGCCGAGACAAAGAAACCCGCGCCTGTCTTGTTCCGCGCATACAGCCCCTTCGGCCCAACCGCCAGCGTTAACGCATTGTCACCCTCGCTGATAATGGCAAACCCTGCAGTATGGTTTCGGTCTGCATCACCTGCAACAGTGCTTTGAATGTCGTGGATAATTTCTCCGACGAGAAACCCGTTATTCGCCACCGTGCAGACAAGATCGACGGAAACAAAATCAGGCCGCCCACCTAGATCGTGCTGGAATGTGAGAACCTGACCAGCGCCCGTGTAGGCTTGGCTTTCCTGCCATGACCAGAACGGCAAACCATCCACACGGGTTGAGATCGGCGCAACTTGCGCTGCAACATGCTGCTGAATGAGCTGCGCGTCTGGGACCACATCGGCCAGCCCCGCCGCCAGCTCCGCCGCTGTTGCCCGCCGAATAACGCCCGCCGCCGTTGGGGTAGCCCCTTGTTTCAGGAAATTCCAAGCGGCCCCTGGGTCTTGCAAATCTTGCAGGTTTTGCTCGGCCAGCAAATCGCCCGTGCCCTCACCGTTAAGGCCACGATCAGCGACAAGACCCCAGTATCCGGCGGTCTGATCCTCGTCAAAATCACCTGCCGTGTGCGGCACTTCACAGGCCCATGTGCGACCATCGCGGCCAACCGCATCAGTCAGCTCGTAATCGGTGCCCGTAACCCACTGCCCTTTCCATTCGAACATGGTGTTCTCAGCGGCCTCAGCTCCTGCCTGCGCCTCTTGCGCAGCATCACGCGCCGCTTGAGCGTCAGTCAGAATTTGGTTTGCT